CAACTCAAGCTATAGCTGAGGCTATGGGTGATCTAGATGCCGATAGAGCTGATGCTCTCCAAGCCATGATTGATACTGGAGATTATGAAAAGATTGGCAGAAAAGTAATGATGATGGCTTTGGATTACATGGAGCGTTTTGCCAAAGATGCAGCAGAAAACGAAATCAACGACTAAAGGAAAAGTGATGAAAACATATCAAGAAATCAAAAGAATTAATGTCAATGAGCATACAGAGAAAAAGGGTAAGTTTACCTATCTCTCTTGGGCTTGGGCAGTCGATCAGCTCCTACAGCTTGATTCAACTGCTACTTGGGAATACAAAGAACCTGTTTACTTTAACGAAACTCTAATGGTCTTTTGCTCAGTAACAGCTTTTGGCGAAACCATGCCAGCTCAGTTACTAGTTATGAACATGAACAAAGCTATTCCTAATCCTGATGCGTTTCAGGTCAATACCGCTATGCAACGCTGTTTAGCTAAGGCTATAGCTCTGCATGGTCTAGGTCTATATATCTACGCTGGTGAAGATATTCCTGATGAGGAAGAAGTAGATTTAACCAAGGAAACTAATTTTTGGTTAGAACAAATTAATTTATGTAAAAACATTGGAGAACTAAAAGATGCGTATAGCAAAGCCTATGGAGTTGTTTCCAAAGACAAGTCAGCAATCGCAAAGATTTCATCTGCCAAAGATGCCAAAAAAGCAGAATTGGGAGCTTAAACCTATTTTTGATGCGATCTTAGCAAAAGAAAAGGAAGCTAGGAAAAAATGACATTTTTAATTACATTCCTAGCGCTTACTGGTCTTGCTTGTTGGATCTTTATTTTGTTTGTTCTTTTTTATATTTATTTGGAGAAGTGATGACTACATTTACGACTGAAGATCGTATTGCAGCAATTCAACAAGGAACTGAGGAATGGCATCAGCTCCGCTTAGGCAAAGTTACCGCCTCTAGAGTTGCTGACATATTGGCAAAGACAAAATCAGGAGCTTCAGCTAGTCGAGGAAACTATCTGATTGAGCTTGCCTTGCAACGAGTTACAAAGACCATTGAAGAATCTTATAGCAATTCCGCTATGGAATGGGGAGTTGCTACAGAGCCTCAAGCTAGAGTTGCTTATGAGGTTTCGACAGGTAACTTTGTGGATCAGATAGCTTTTGTTAATCATCCTACGATAGAAGGCTTTGGATGCTCTCCTGATGGTCTTGTAGGAGAAGGATTGATTGAGATCAAGTGTCCTAATTCTGCTACTCATTGGAGCTATATAAAGGCTAACGAACCGCCTCAGAAATACATCATTCAGATGCAAGCTCAGATGTCAGTTACAGGAGCTAAATGGTGCGATTTTGTGAGCTTTGATCCTCGTATGCCTGAAAGAAGCCAACTGCTAATTGTCCGAGTCAATCGAGATAACGAATTTATTGCAGAAATGGAAAACGATATTAAGCAATTTTTGAGTGAAGTAGAAGCAGAAGTGAATCTTATGGAGAAACGAAATGGGAATTAAATACTTTGTGAAAGCAGCAGTATCGGAATTTAAAGGTGATGATGGCACTATGAAAAAGCGCTATCAGTCTATTGGAGTTGTAATGGAAACTAAGCATGGATTAATGCTCAAGTTGGAATCAATACCAATCTTTGCTATGAAAGAAGGATCTATTCTTGCTTACCTAAATGTTCCTGAAGATAAAGAAAAGCCAAGCAGTTCTTTTAACAAAATTGAGGATGATGTTCCATTTTAAGGAGGAGTGATGAAAAATATATTGTTAGTGTTGATTTGTGGGATTTTCGTTGCTTGTTCCAGTAATCCAACTGTGTATAGCCAAGCGCCTTCCCAACAGTTAATATTAGATAAACAAGTTGCTGCTTTAACTAGAAATGAAGTTATTAATGGTGTTACAGAATGTGAAGGAGCTGGTCTAAGAGCTGTAGTAATAACAACTAAGCGTTCTATTAACGGCTTTACTACTGATATTCCTGTTGAAGTAACTTGTATGCCTAAACATAGATACTATTAAGGAGAATTTATGGAGCATATTTGGACTACGAGTGGAACAGATATTACGATTAGATGGAGGTTAAATGGTTGGACTCCTCCATCTGAGCTTCAGGAATACAAAGATAAATGGGCTTACTGGCAGAACCTTCCGTTGCGTAAATTGGATGATGAAGCTAAACAGCAATATGAACAAGTTTTAAGAAAAGCCAAAGTAGCGAGGATCAAATGAACTATGAAGATGTTCCATTTGCAGGAAAAATTCCGATACCTGAAAACGACTGTGAACAGGCTTTTTTTGACACCTTTCCAACTTGCTTTAATCCAAATGATGCAGCAATGCAAATATGGACTTTAGCTTGGCAAACCAGCCGAATTAAGACTTTAGAAGAAGTAAGACAAATAATCCGTAACAGTTAGTTATTTCTTCATGGGATGAGCCTTATCCATAGGCTCTTTCTCATGCTTCTTTAGTTCTTTGCCAAATTCATAGACAGCGTTACGCAATTTAATCATTTGCGCTTCTTCACGCTTTTCATGTTTTTTGGTTTCTTTAATCATTTTTAAGCTCCTAAAATATCCATAGCTTTATGGATCTTGTTGATTCTATCCTCTAACCCAATAATCCCACCATTTATTCTTTTGGTAATGGTAGTCCAATCCTCAGAATCCGCTAGAGCATTTAGACCCCTTTTGTTCCAAAACCATCCAGCAGATAGACAAGCGTTCTCAGGCTCTAAAACAAGCTCAGGATGCTCCGCAAATGGTCTGTCTAAGGCTAACCCACAGACTGTATAGTTTGACCTTCCTGTGAGCTGAATTAGACCCCTTCCATGAAAGCGCCAACCATCACCATCTTCAATATTGCCTAAATCAGCTCTGCCACCATAGACTTTATTGGCTATTTTTTCAGGATTTCGCTCAAATTGAGTCGCTATTTCTATAGTTGAAAATCGGCTTGGCCATGTTCCCATAAGACCTTTAGCCGAATAGTTAAGGTTTTCTTCTAAGGTTTTAAAGTTAGCTGATTCATGCCCACATTGACCAATAAAAGCAGCTTGTCTAGTAGGAGTATTAATTTCGTATTTTTCAAAGGTTTTTAATAAAGGCTCAAGCCATTTGCCTTCAATTCCTAGGGATAAAAGTTGAGCTTCAATCATTTTTTCAACATTCCCTTCATTTCTTCTGTTTTGTCTTTACTGCCTTGGCTAGATCCAAAGTAAAAAGACAGGACTTGACCAGCAGCAGAGGTAATAAATCCAAGCGCAAAAATAATGATTTGTTGTTGATCTTGTGGAGTATTAACAAACATTAAAACCCCAATTAAGGTAAACGCTAATCCAACAACTCCTAAAGCCAATAACGGAACAACCATTTTGTCGAGCTTTGTAGCATATTCGCTTGTAGCTACTTGAGCATATGCTTGTCTTGCAGACTCTCTGTCTTGAACTTCTAATTTGGCATATTCAAGGTCTAGCTCTTTGAGCTTCAAAGCCATTTCAGGATTGCCAGTAAGCGCTTGAGTTACTCCTTCAACAGTCGCATCATCAATGCCTAGTTTTGAAGCTATCCAACCTACAGCAGCTCCTCCTGCTGGCCCTGCAACTGCTGTAGCTAAAACAGGAGCAACTCCTTTGAGTATTCCAAGTAATGTATCCATTATTTAATTCCCCAAACTAAGTAATAAGCTACCCAAGCAGCAGCTACAAAACACCAAAACTGTGCAACTTTTGCTTTATGTAAATCTTTATCAAATTCTTTTTTTAATTCTTTTTCTTGCTTTTCCAACTTAACTTTTAAAGCCTCAACTTCTACCCATCTTTGACCATACTTTTTTAAAAAGTCAGCTCTTAGTTTTGCTTCTTCTCGTCTTACTTGTTCTTCATGTTCCCATTGAATTAAAACTCTTTTAAGAAACAACTCTTTACGGACTTCGTTTTCTCTAAGTTCTCTGCGCCTATCAAGATTGCGTTGTTGAGCTACATCAGAAGCCTCTTTTTGGGCATCTGCGATACTCTTAGAAAGTTCTTTGCTTACATCTCGACTAGCGTTTAAGGAGCTACTGAGTGTTTTTGCTCCTTCCAAAAATCCAAATTGGTCTGACATACATTTTCATTTTCCTGAAAAATAACTTCCTACAAAGCCAATCACTCCGCTAATGACCGATAAAATTCCCAATCCCATCCACAAAGCGCCTCTTGATTGATTTACAAGTCGGACTAATTCTTCGATTGAATTTTCTAATTTGTCTATTTTTTTAGACATTTCTTCTAGTTTTTTTTCGTTGTTTTCCACAGTATTCCACAGAACCCCATAGCGAACTGGATCTAGCTCGAATGACATACTAGGCTTTCATAATGTAAGCAAGAGCATAGTAAGGAGGAAGATTAGCATTAGTTCCACTTACACCAGCAGTAGCATTAGTTGTAGCAACTGTAATTCCTGTTGAAGCTGAGTTTGTTACAGCATTACCAAAAGATGTTCCGTTGTTACCTTGATTGGCAAAATATCCTGTATTTGTAGCTCCTGCATAAACTGGAGCAGTATGCGTATGTCCTGCATCTGAAACAACTGAAGTTGCTGTATGCGTATGAGATACGACTATTGCATCAGCAGTTCCTCCTGTAGCGTTTACAGCATAAGAATTACCAGCTCCAACAATAAAACGATCTCTTAAATCAGGAGTTCCATTTGTTCCATCACATAAATACCAAGTTGCAGGAATAGAACCAGTTGCTCCTGACCACAATAAAATACAACCGCTTGGAACAGCAGCAGCAGAAGTTGGAGCGTTTTGTAAAATTGGATAAATATTGTCTAAAGTTTGAATTAATACTGCATCAGCAGTTTGAAGAACAAACTTGTAGGAATAACCAGTTAACAACCAAATTTCTTGTGGAGTTCTTCCTGAAGCATCCAAAATAATAGGATTTGCATTAGCTACAGTTCCGCTATTAGTTGTATAGGTTACTAATGGAGTAGAAGATCCTGCTTGGTAGGTGTAGATTAAACCACCAGCTAAAGGAACACCATTGTCATCAAAAAATTGTTGACCTACTCCAAATGGGGATAAAAGAACTGATGCCATAATTATTCCTTACCTATGTCTTTAAGATTAGTTTTGCCTTTTTGAGCATTTTTTGCCATTTCTTGTTGCAACTTTTGAGCTTGTTTTTTCTCAGATTTACCAATTGTGAACAAAGCTGCTTTTTCGCCTACCTTTTCACCTATGGTTGCTCCAAGTGGAACTCCAGTAAATGCTCCAGCTTCTCTGCCAATCATAGGAAGTTTTTCAGCAAATTTGCTAACTCTTTGCCCTTGCAATGCAGCACCTTCATAGGCATGAACACCAGGCATAATGTGTCCAGCGTAATTTAAGGTATGAAAAGCTCTTTGTTCATCAGGAGAAAAAGCGTGTTCAATCTTTTTAGCTCTGATTGGATTATTGAGAAGATTGTTTACAGAGTTCTGATTCCATACTCCTGCTTTACCGCCACCAGCTTGAAATATTTCTCTAGCTAAAGCTCCTCGCATTTCAGCTTTGGCAGCTTCGGCATATTGCACCAATTCAGGAGTAATTTCTAAATCAAATCCAGCTCCTCTGACTCTGCCTTTAGAGATTTCATCATAAGTGTCGTAAATATGCTTCCATTGATCTACAGGCATGGAATTGAGCTTTTTAGGAATAGCCTCAAAATTGGTTGCAGTTTGCACACCATTGGGATCTACATCACCAAAAAGAGTTTTAATGCCTTTAGATTCAAATATTTTCTTTTCAGCTTTATGCAGATTGTCAGCTTTTTTGTATAAGTCTTGACCACCAGCTTTGGCTATATCTTGGTCAATAGCATCATTAATCTTACGAATAACAGAAGCATTATCTCTAGTCCATTCGCCATTTAAAGATTCTCTTACTGCTTTCCAAGCAGCAATACTGTTAGGAGGCAATATATTTCCTGCTCGATCTTCAAAACCAACAGTTCTAGCTAATTCAATTAATTGTTCTGCGCTCTTAGCAACACCTTCATTGCCTCTTAAACCTAGACCAGCTCTAAATTGTTTGTTTTGCAATAAATTATTTACTGCATTAGTTTGTATAGGGTTATCACCGACTTTATTACGAGCTTCATCATAAAGAGCTTGTTTTTGCTGTTTTAAAAATCCTGTAAGTCCATCATCTCCAGCAATAGCATCATTCATAAGCTGACCACGCTCATAATCAGATGGAAGGTTTCTACTAGCTCCTGATGCCTCAATACGCTTTTCCGCAAAACGAGTCAAAGCATTTTGTTCGTCAGCAATTTGTCTTTTTAGTAATTCGCTTCTTGGGGTTGGGTTAGCTGATCTAGCTTCTGTGTATTCTTGTCTTAAAGTATTTTCGTTACCAGTAATAACACCGCTACGAACTTGACCTGTATCACCTAAAACTTCATTAGCAATTTGTGATCTAATTTGTTGCTCTGTAGCAGGAACATCTTGTTTTATCTTAGATAGTTTAACTACAGGATATTGACCCCTAGCTGATTCTTCACCAGTAATCTTTCCTGCATAGGGATTAATTTCAGTCTTAGCAGCTCCAACTCCTGTTAATGTAGGCGCAACTGGAGCAACAGCAGGAGCTTGTGTAGTTTTTGGAAAACGATTATCAAACTGTTCTTGTAGTTTTAATGCAGTAGTCTTTGGACTAGGTAATTTAGATCCAACAGCTACTCCTAATGTTCCAAGCATATTTTCCACATCTTGCTTTGGTATGCCTGTTTTTTGAGCAATTACATCAGCACTTTCGCCAATATATTCACCAATTTGACCCATAATTCTGCGAGTTGCTTCTTGCTTATACGCAGGATCTTCAGTAATACCAAATGTTTTTCCAAATGTAGGAACAGATCCTGATACCTTTTGAGCTGTTTTAGTAGCTTCTTCAGGAGTCTGACCTAAAGCTCTACCACCAGCATAAACAACTTGACCAGCAGCAGAAGGAACAGCTTCTATAGCAATATCAGCAAGAGAAGCTAAACCTTTAACTAGATTTTTGCGTTCTTCTAAACGAGGTATTTTAGGTGTTGCTTTTTTTGATTCTTCTTTAGTTGGCTCTGCCTTACCACCCATTAAAAAGCTACTAAAGTCATCTGTTGCTTCTTTAGCAGTTGGTTGAGCAGTCGTTTGAGCAACTGCTGATTTAGCTCCAAATATATTCTTTCCACCTTTTTCCATCAAAATCATAGGGCCACTAATTACATGACGAACAGCAGGATTAGAAAGGTCTATTTCTTGGTCAGGTTTTAAACCAGTTCTTTGAGCTACAAAGTTAATATAGCCTTCAGTATCGTTCTTGTCTTGAGGAGGAGCATACCGACTAATAACTCCTCTTAAAGTATTAATGTTATGTTTTGTTCCATAGATTCTTAGATTGTCATCCATAGCTTTAATACCTTCTTCATAGCTAGAAGGTTGTTGAAAGCCTGTAGATGATCCAACTGGTCTTAAATTGCCAACATTGTATTGATTGACACCGCCAACAGGATTAGCTTGTGGGTTAGGCTTTGCTTGCCCACCCATTAAGAATTGACCAAAATCATCCATTATAGAGTTCCTGTTTGCTCTAATTTCTTGATGTTATTGTATTGCTCATTAAAAATCTTTAGTTGATTTTTATCAGTTCCTAACAATTCATCTCTAGCTTTGACTTTTTCTTCCTTAGACATTCTTGGATCATTAAAGATATTCATTGCTTGGAATATCTTAGCATCAGCATTTTTAGACCACATTTGTTCAAATGACTTTAA